CTCGATTATTAAGTATTGCATCCATTTTAGGATTAGTTGCCTTATCAAGTAAAATAATCGTTCCGGTTCTAGGAGCAGCGAGTCAAGGATTAGCGATTCTTAGTGGGTGGATAACACGGGCTTCTGTCAGTACAACTGCTTTAACTGTTGGCCAATCTACTCAAATTATCCAATCCCAAATGTGTGTGGGGAGTGCGATGCAACAAGCCACAGCTACAGGGGTGATGGCCACTGCTACTAATATAGCAAATAGAGCAGTAAATGGATTATCGTGGGCGGTTCGAGGTTTGAGCATAGCGCTTAAGGCTGCTAGTGTAGTTGGTTTAGTAATGGTATTAGCCGACATAGCCGGTATAGCTTTGTCTTCAGGAAATGCATCTATAGATGCTGCCAATATGTGGAATGGGAGCATGCTGGCGATGGATGCAACGACAGTTATGGCCTGTCAAAATATTGAGAAAAATCTTCGTAACATGGCTAAAAGTGCAATAGAGAAAGCGAGAACAGTGAATGCTGCTACGGGAACTGCAAAAATCCCTAATGAAGTGACACTTAACCCTGAAGGCGGCGGAACCGTCGTATATGATGATGTAAAATATATCAAAGATAAAACAGGGAAGTTATGGGAAGAAAGCATTGTTGAAAGGGATGTTCCGCTTACCAGAGATGAAATTGTTTCAAATAATCTTATTCCAAGTTCTGCACCAAAGCTTGAGAATTTTGCAACGGCTTTAAAAGGGCTAAAGTGGAGCTATCTTTGGGACAGCCCTGTAAAAGGAGAAGATCTATTACCATCTACGACAAAAAAGGAAAAAACACTAGTTCGTCATACAAATATAAATCCTGCTGATAAGATGTCTGCTTTAAATCATTTAAATACCAAGTTTGAGGAGGAAAAGAGACAAAAGAAGCTTGATGAACTCTCAAAGAACATTGATAAGATAAATTATGAACCAATAACTCCTACAAAAATGGATAATATAGGAAAAGTTGATTCTGTCGGCAAAATAGAAGAACCAGTTGAAATTGGCAGCGAAGATATTAAAGTCATGCGTGAGCTTGCTGAAATGCGGCATGTTCAAAATTTTGTGACTCTAACGCCAACTGTTCAGGTCACGACGGGAGATATTAACCATTCTACGGATATCAATACGATCATCAATCAAATTGAGAATAAGCTGGAGGAGCAATTTATTGGAGCAGCGCAAGGGGTGTATGGATATTGAAAAAGCTTTATCATGTACTTTCCTATTTTTCCAAACAACAAAAGAAGGATGCGCTGGGATATGGAATTTGGCTTGGATTCAATAATCAGAAAGAGGGATTTCAAATTCCTGTGAATCCACCAAGAATTGAAGTGAATAGTGGGAACGAGAACAAGACTTATGAGATTGCGAAATTTGGAGAAATTGCTGTAATCAAATCACCAAGATTAAGAAAATATAGTTTTGAGAGTGAGTTTCCAACTTCACTTTCTAACCCAAATCATTGGGTGAGCAACTTGATGCTTGAACCAGAGTATTATATCGATACTATTACGAAATGGATGAAAACGCAGCACCCAATTCGATTTGTTTATACTGGAGAGTTTGATATTAATGTAGCCGCCACGGTAGAATCATTTGACTATTGGGAAGAAGTAACGGGGTGTGTCCAGTACAAGCTAAGTTTGAAAGAATATCGCTTTTACTCGGCTAAGAAAGCAACGATTGTTAAAGATCCTAAAAAGCCTGAAACCAATAAAATAGTAAAAAAAGAAAAGCAGCGGCCTGACCAAAAAAAAGCTCCCAAAACGTATAAGTTGAAGAAAGGCGATACTCTATCCTCAGTGGCGAAGTCTCAATTAGGAAATGCTAATCGTTGGCGTGAAATTAAAGAACTTAACCATATTTCTGATGCACAAGTAAAGAAGTTGCAGATTGGTCAAGTATTGAAGCTGCCAGCAAAGTAATGAAGGAGGATAGGTCATGTTACAAATTCTCCTTGAGAACAAGGACGGGTCTATTTGGGATATTTCTGAAATTGTTACGAGTGTAAACTGGAGAACAGTCCGCGTAGGTAAGGCAGGTACATTGACTTTTACAGTGATCCGCGATGGACTTTATCAAGCAAAAGAATTCAAGATAGAGCCTGGATCAGTCGTATCAGTCAAATACAAATCTTCTCCTATGTTTTACGGGTATGTGTTTGAACTGAGGTACGATATGGATGATGCCGTTCAGATTACGGCATATGATCAAATTCGATATCTTGATGCTTCTGATTCTCGGGTTTTTAAGGGCGTTACGGCAGGTCATATCATTAAGCAGATCGCAGCAGATTTCGGACTCAAATCGGGCATGATCGCGGATACAAAGTACAAGCTGCCCAAAACGCTTCATGAATCCAAAAAATTACTCGATATGATTTATGATGTGCTGGAGCAAACGACGATGGCCGGGTACGGTGTATATGTATTTTATGATGATTTTGGTTCATTAACGCTCAAACACATAAAGGACATGACCGTAATGAAAGCAATCGGCGACGAGAGCCTGATGACGGATTTCTCATACGGAATATCGATCGATAAGGATACCTTTAATCAGGTTGTTCTCGTACAAGATAAGAAAGAGCTGAAAAAGAGTGAAGCATACGTTGCTCAAGATTCCAGCAATATTAGTAAATGGGGCTTGCTTAAGTACTATAAGAAGGTTGATGAAGGCTTAAACCCGGCGCAAATTAATCAGATTCTGGATGCTACCATTAAGGCGAAGAATCGCCCGACTCGAACGCTAAGAATTGATGCGATTGGGGATCTAAATGTCCGCTCTGGGTGCTATATTCATATTGAAATACAAGCGGTCGGATTACGGCAATTGATGCTTGTAGATGAATGCACTCACAAATTTGATGGCTCTGACCATACGATGACGATTGAGTTGAAGGTGATATGATGCGAATGCTAAATATGATTAAGCGTGCAGCAATGGATGCTAACGAAGCTTCTGTTCCCGTAGGGATAACATTTGGGACAGTAGTAAACGACAATCCTCTCGAGGTAACTGTGGATCAACGGTTCATACTCGACGAGGATTTTTTAATTATTCCAGAGAGCTTGACTAAGTATGAGATTGATTTGAAGCATAGTCACAACATAGTTGGAGCAGGAGGTACAGCAACCGCATTGGGCGATAAAGTTATCATAAGAACGGGATTGGAAAAAGGTGATAAGGTGATACTTCTTCGCGTCCAAGGCGGTCAGCAATATCTAGTTTTGGACAAGGTGGTGGGGGCATGATACCGACAGGTTCGAGCTTGCAGGCGGATACATCAGATTTAATTGATAGTGAGATGCCTTCTTTAACGTATCGTTTCGATTTCGAGAATGGCCGCATCATTGGGAAAGTGGATGGAACTGAGGCTATACGTCAAGCAATTCAAAAAATACTGTCGACCGAACGATATGAGCATCTCATTTACAGTTTTAATTATGGTTTTGAACAAGAGGGATTAGTAGGCAGTGATGCTTCCTTTGTTCGCTCCGAGTTAAAACGTCGTATTCAGGAGGCTTTGCTCCAAGATGATCGCATAATGTCGTTAGAAAATTTTGACATAACGACAGATGGAGAAGCAGCCACGGTAAGTTTTGTTGTAGTAAGTACTTTTGGTGAAATCTCTATGGAAAGTGAGGTGAGCAGGGATGGGGGATCATTCGTTTGAGACTATATTGGACCGCATGCTATCGCGTGTCTCGGATGAGGTAGATAAACGTGAAGGCAGCATCATATACGATGCGCTTGCTCCTGCAGCTTGGGAAATGGCACAAATGTACATCGACATGGAGATCGAACGGAATTTGTTATTTGCTGATACGGCAACTGGAGAATATTTGACCCGTCGTGCTGCTGAATTCGGAGTGAGTAGAAAGCTTTCGACAGCAGCTAAACGAAAAGCAGTGTTCTTTGACGATGCGAATATACCATTAGATGTGCCAATAGGCTCACGTTATAGTGGCGGTTCAGTAAATTACATTGTTACCAAAAGGCTAGGAGCAGGCGTATTTGAAATCAAGGCTGAAACGAATGGGGACATTGGAAATGAGTATTACGGACAGTTGTTGCCAATCGATTACGTTAGCAAACTCGCTCGTGCACAAATCTCAGATATTATTGCTCCAGGTGAAGATGTAGAAGATGACGAGGTCCTTAGAAAACGATATTTTGCTGCAATGAATGAACAACCCTTCGGAGGGAATCTATCAGACTATCGCCATAAAATAACCTCCCTCGCAGGCGTTGGCGGCGTGAAAATATTTCCGGTATGGAAAGGTGGGGGCACGGTAAAGTGCACCATCATTTCGAGCAGCTTCGAATCTCCGTCTGCTGAGCTGGTGAAGGATGTGCAGACGATCATCGATCCAGAGGTGAATCAAGGCAAGGGAATGGGCTTCGCGCCGATCGGCCATACCGTCACCATTAAGGGGGCAGTGTCCGTAAGCATTCATGTATCGACGACGCTTACGCTTGAAGCGGGAATATCCGTGTCGCAGGTGAAGGCGGATGTTGAAAAAGTGATCGCCGATTACCTGCGGTCACTGCGAACGAGCTGGAAAGAGGAAGACCGTACTGTCGTGCGTGTAAGTCAGCTGGAAGCCCGTATCCTGAATGTAAAGGGTATCGCGGATATTGCAGACACGAAGCTGAATGGCAAGGGAGCCAATGTGGAGCTGGACACGGAAGAGCTTCCGATTATGGGGACGGTGACATTGAATGGCTGAGCCGTTACTCAAGCGTTTGCCTGACTTTTACCATGACGTGAAGGAAATGGTTCTGCTTATGGAGACGCAGGATGGAGAGAAGGAGAAGCTGCTGGCCGCTATGCAAAGGCTGTTCGACGATCAATTCGTCATGACAGCAAGCGAGGATGCGATTGCTAGGCGCGAGCGGATGCTGAATATTCTCCCGGATCGCGATGCGGAATCGATCGATTTCCGGCGCAGACGGATTATCAACCGCTACACGACGAAGCCGCCGTTTACAATCCGGTATTTGCAGGAGAAGCTGGATTTTTTGCTCGGCAAGGACAAGGCGCGGGCTGTTATAGATGCGGACGCCTTCCTGCTGCGCATCGTTGCAAACATTACGGATGCCGCCGTATTCAAGGAGGTTGGGCACACGGTATACGCAGTGAAGCCTGCCAACTTGGTCTATCAACAGGAGACGGCACTGCTCTCCAATGTGGGAGTGAATGAGAATATATACCGCTCGGATTTGAAGCGAACGACAAGGCTTTCGACGACGTGGAAGCTGGGGCGTTCGCCATTTGCCGAGCGTGGGCCGGAGGTGCAGATCAAATGATCGAATCAACGTTGCTGGCAGAACTGGCGACCCATGTCAACACGCGAATTGCCAAGGTTGTGCTGAATAAAAAGTATGAGATTACTGAGTTTACGGTGAAGCAGGTATCAAAGAGTGTCGTCAATCTGGAGTATATGATTCCGCTCGGATCTGTGGACAGCGTATCGCTGATTGAGCTTCGGGCTGCTGACGGCATGGTACTGACGTCGAATGACGTATACATCCCGCTCACGTCCGATACGATCATCAAGCAGCCGATTACAGTGAAGGAGGTGGCCTAATGCCATACGAGGCGAAGACAAACTGGAAGTACGACGACACCG